AAGTAGATGTTTTAGTATGTATTGATGATGGTATCAGTCATGAAGTTTATACTTCAGGTTATGCAAAAGATAATGTTTGTTATCTAAAAGATTGGTCACCATTACCTGCCGAAATATTAAATAGTTTTGTTCATACTGATATGTTCAAAGACACAGAAGTTATTGAGAATGAAAGAGGTAACAAAGAATCATTTGTATTACATGGTTGTGATTCAAAAATGTATGATGAACTATTAGATGAAGGTTTGAAACTTGTATCAGATAAAGAAGATTTCAAAGTTAAAATGGGAAAGAAACAAACTTTCATAACATGGTTAGAATTACAAGATAAAGTTAAAGATGTACCAAAAGAATATGAAGGTTGGAGTGCAGGCCCAATCGCAGTAAGAATTGCAGTAGAAAATGAGAAACCTGATAATGTATTTTTATTAGGTTTTGATTTAAAAAGTAATGATGGTAAAATAAACAATCTGTACAAAGGAACAGATAATTATTATCCATCAGATTCAAAAGAAATTTATTCTGGTAATTGGATAAAACAACATTCAGTAAATTTTAAATTATTTCCTGATGTTAATTTTATTCGAGTAGTACCTGATGAAATAAATTCTAATGCAATATCAAGTGAAGTAGATGAATGGAAACAATTTACAAATATTCGTCATGCAACACTTGACAAATTTGAAAATTTATAGTATTATAAATACTTTTAATATATTATGATTTTGTGAATAAAAAATAAACATACGATTACATACGGAGAAAAATTATGTCATTTGATACATTACGAAAGTCTAATTCTTTAGACAAATTACTTGCTCAAGTAAAGAAAGACGAAACCCCAACAACAGAAAAAAAGTCTTATGTAGATGAAAGACTGTGGAAACCACAAGTTGATAAAGCTGGTAATGGTTATGCAGTTATAAGATTTTTACCTGCCGTTGAAGGTGAAGAAGTTCCTTGGGTTCAAGTTTGGAATCATGCATTTCAAGGCCCTACTGGACAATGGTACATTGAGAACTCTCTCACTACTATTAAACAGAAAGACCCTGTATCTGAATACAACACTCAACTTTGGAATTCTGGAGTTGAAAGTGATAAAGAGATTGCAAGAAAACAAAAAAGAAAATTGCAATACTATGCAAATATCTATGTTGTAGAAGATAAAACAAATCCTCAAAACGAAGGTAAAGTTTTCCTATACAAGTTTGGTAAAAAAATATTTGACAAACTTATGGAAGCTATGCAACCAGAGTTTGATGATGAAACACCAATTAATCCTTTTGACTTTTGGCAAGGTGCGAACTTTAAATTAAAGATTCGTAAAGTAGATGGTTATTGGAACTATGACAAGTCTAGTTTTGATGCACCAACTAAACTGAAAGAAAGTGATGACGAAATCGAAAAGGTTTGGAAGAATCAATATGCACTAAAAGATTTTTTAGATGCAAGTAATTTCAAGTCTTATGATGAGTTAAAGAAAAGGTTAGATGCAGTATTGTCTGGAACTACAGTTACTAAAAGAGCTGAACAAATGGTTACAGAAGATTCTGAAGATATTCCAACTCTGAAAGAAACTGCACCTAAACAGAAATCTATTGCGAGTGAAGATGATGATGATACTTTAGGTTACTTTGAACAACTTGCAAAAGAGTAAAAACTTCAACCCCAACTGAAGTTTTATGAGACCCTCGAAAGAGGGTCTTTTTTTATTGATTATTAACTAAATCTCTATTTTCCTGATCAGAAAGATTATCAATTCTTAAAAGATTTACTGGATTAGTAACCCTTTGGTCGATATTATTAGTAGTAACAACCATATCACCGTTACCACTAGTACTTCTATCTTTTGCAGATAATTCTTCTACTTCAGCTGTTGCTTGTTGAAGTGTAGGATCATCGGCTGAAAGTCTTTCACCTGATTTAGTAATTCCTGCAAACGCATAAACTTGATCAGGAATCGCTTCTGATATTGCTCTTTTAATAAATCCAAAAAATCCATCACTATCACCAGATGATGTTGGTAAGATTGCTCTTAAAATCATTCTATAAAAATCTAAATATAAAGTACCTACACCTTTAAATAATGTTTTGATAAATCCTAATGGGCCACCTGTTCCATCACCAGTAAATGTTTCCTTGAGATAATCTACAAAATTAGTAATTAATCCAAGAAAATTTGTAAACATTTCTTTAACTTTATCTTTAACCATAACACCAAAGTTTGTAAGTATTTCACCTAACTGGTCAAAAGCTGTTCCTGAAATAATCCAATCTGCAAAGTCAGAAAACGCTCCAAATATACCTGTAAACAAATTCATAATTTTATCTTTAATACTAAAACTTGCAAGCGATTCTTGTGCATTTTCAAATCCCATTTTTCCTAGAATCCAACCAATAACTTTTTTTAGTAAATCTAAAGGTATGCCAACTAGATTACCTACTAGTTTTGCAAAACCACCACCAAGACCATCTAAAATTTTTGCAAGCATTGAATCACCTTTTGATGATTTGAAACCATCAATGAAACCAGTGACACTATCAAAGATAGCGATTGCTAATGTTATTGGAACAAAGATTTTCCCTAAAACTTGACCAAATGTTGTTGCAAAACTTTTTATCGTTGCAAATCCAGCTTTGAAACCATCCATAAGAGGTTTGAATAATTTGAATATTGAACTAAATAAACCTTTTATATAATTAAATACTTGTTTAACTTTACCACCAACTTTACTACCACTTCCTGTTATAAACTCCTTTACTATTCTAAATATGTCTACAAATGATTTTATTACATCATCAACAAAATTAACTAATAATCCAGTAAGTCCAGTAGTGAAAAAGGCTTTAATTGCAGTTATGGCTTTTGAATTTTTTATAATTCTACCTATTGTGCTAAAGAGAGATTTAAACGCATTAAATAAACCAGTACCAAGATTTTTAACACCTGACATAAGTTTCATGCCACCTAATGCTTTAAAAAGAACTTTTAATTCAAGTAAAATTTGTGAAAATAATCCTGAAATTACAAATAGTGGTGCAAGTAAAGCACCTAAACCAAAACCAGCTGCCTTGCCAACTCCTGCAAGTAATCCTTTAAAACCTTGAACTGTTACTTTATATAATGCTTCAAGTATAGATGTTTGTTTTTTCTGAGCTCTTTGATCTTCTCTTTTTTTCTCAACTTCAAATGCACTTGCAACTTTTTTACCTGCGGCTTTTGTTGCATCAACAATTCTAGTACCGCCAGGTATTGCACCAGGCAATGATTTAAAAAATCCAGTTATTGGACTTATAATGTTTGTTGCAACATCAGTAAGTTTCATATCTTTTGCAACACCTTTAAATCCTTGAATAATTGCAGAAGATTGTTTGTTATTTTTATCATTATCTTTTTTATCATCATCAGTTTTTTGATTAATTTCATCTATACTATCACCCATGTAAAGAATTGCAGTTGCAATTGCTTTAAGACCCATAGTGTGACGACCATCTCTACCAGCTTCACTTCTATTGTTAAATTTTAATTGTGTTATTACATCATCTAAAGTTGCACTTGCCATTTATTATTTCCTTTTAAGATATGCTTCTTTACCATAGAAAGCCGCAACGATACCTGCACTTGCAATAAAGTATAAATCAGCCATACTTGCAAGAATATCTGCTTTAAGTCCAATTGCATCTGCAATTAATGTTACGATAGGATAAAACAACATTCCACATAACGCCATCCAAGCCATCTGTCTTTGAGAATCTTGTCTTTTATCCTCATTATCTAATTCAACTAATTTTCTATCCATTTCCAATTCTTTATCACTCACAACACCATCTCCATCTAAATCATATTTTGCATAATGCGATTCTTTTTCTAATTTCTTTTGTGCCATAGTTTTACTCTCTTTTATTTATTGTTATTATGTCGATTTTTCATTTCCTCATCTTCAAGATGTTGAACTAATAATCCTGTGTATATCTCCCTTTCCCAAGGTATCATGTTTTCAATTTCAGTTAAACTATATTTGTGATGTTGCATCAATGCAAATGTTAATCTATAATAATTCTCTAAATTATTATGAGAAAGGGCTATTAAAAAAAACTATTCATTCCTTCAATAACTATTTCACTTTCTACATTTGTATTTGGATTTATTACATTTATAGTGTGTTTAACTTTAGGAGCTGTTTCAAAAAACTCTTGAACTTTAATTAATTGATTATGTGTCATAGAATCAATAAATTCAGTTAATTCTTTTTTGTTCATATCAGTTTTTTCATAAACATTGTCTTTGTCATAAATTTGTTTTACACAACTTGCAATCAAATCAAAAACAACTTCCTGTTTTTCTAATTCTAAACTAGACATTTCATTTAATTTAGGATAACCCATAATCATACCAATATCATCAGTTAACTTAATATTAGGATCATGACCCTCTGTTTTTATACATTGTACTTGATTTAAATCAATTTCAACTGGAACTTTTGTTTCATTATCATCAGGGCAAGTAACATTAACTTTTGTTATTGATCCAACTGATTTGCTTCTCAATTGTATAAAAATGTATTCCATATCAAATGTTGGTAATTCTTTTACATTTAATTTATTGAAAGTACACGCATCTATTATTTGTTCTAATGCAAGTGCAATTTCATTTTGATTTTCTGAATTCTGTGCAATCATTAACAGTTTTTCTTCTTTACTAAAAACGGTCTAAATGCAACTTTCTCACCTGTTGAAGGAAGTGTCAATTCATGTCTTGATGCGTTTAACGAAGGTAATGCCATAATATTTCTCCTATTACATTATAATTTAAAATTTTCCTAATTTACCAAATATGTTTCTAACTTTTTTGTTTTTAAGTATTCCACCAAAAAACTTTTTGAGTGAAATAATTCTCTGACTATCTCTTGCAATTCCAGCTGGTAATGCAACTCTACCTCTTTGTATTGCAGGATTAAATCCAGTAGTAATTTCTTCTCTATACTGGTCATATGGTCTACCAACATCTTTTATGTATGGTGCCCATTCTCTAAATGCAAAACCTACTGTTAATCTTAATATGTCATTGTTTGTTGCTTGACCATAATCTAAAACACTTATTGTTTTAGGAAATATATCTCTTATTTCTACTGTTGATGTAATTACATCATTTCTATCTAACTGATGAACTAACATAGTTGTAACATACTCATTATAATAACTTACATTATATGTTTTTTGGTCTATTATTGTATCTTGCCAATCAGTAAAGAATTGTTTTTCTGCATGGTCATTACTTAAATAAAATACACAAGTAATTTCTTCTGCAAATGTTAAACCCTGTGCAACCTCATGTGTTGGGCCATATATATTTTCATTAGTAACTGTTCTTATATTTCTTCCAGGCATTTGAACTTGTGCAAGTCTTAATGACACAAATCTAGATGCGTCTACATTTGATGCGGCTTTTTGAGTTTGTATTTGATTTAAAGGTTCAGCTTGAACTGCATCAGTTTGTAATGTTGAGGGTGCAATTATAATTGCTTCAAATCTATTTGGTCTTGCAAATGAATTAGACCTAGTTTGAAATTGATTTAAATCAAAATTAGCTGTTCTTTTATTTGCAGTATCTTGTCCATTAATTAATGGTATTTTATTATCAGGTTTGATAATATTTTCTAATTGTGGTAACTTATCTTTTGGAACTCTATTTCCTACAATATCTTCAATCGCTCTTTTAGCTTTATTCTTTACATCATTTATTTTTTTATTGATAGGTGATATTGGTGGTATTAACGCCATTAGTAAAATCCTCTATTAATTCTTTTTCTTGAATCTGAATATACTTTTTCAGGAGTTGCTTTTACAAATCTTTGAACTGGTAATAAAACTGCAACCATCATTTCTTCTGCATTAATAACTCTAAAAGGTGTTTGAACATGGTCAATTAAATATCTTTTTACAGTAGGTTGAACTAAAGGGTTTCTCTTAATTCTATTCCATGTCAATCTTATTCTAGTATCCTCATTCATAAGTGTATTATTAGAATATTCAGAAATTACATTTAACAATCGAACTCTTAAAGGTATTGATAAGTAATGAAAATTCAAACCTAAAAAACCATTGTTGTAAGCTTCGATTGGTAAAACTAAAGGGAATCTGTCATAGTATGGTAATTTTTCCTCATGTTTAGGATTATACACAAAGAAATTCATAAGTCCAAAGTTTGGTCTTGCACGAACTCTACCATCACTTACTAATTTTCTAATAGTAGGTGTTCCAAACTCTTTAACCTGATTTCTAAACCATTGAATAGAACGCTCTTTTCCACCAGATTTTTTTAATATATT